CAAAATACCATTGTGAACCTTGATAATTTAAAGGATAATCATAACCTTCTTCACTTCTAGCAAACCACTCACCCTCTCTTAAAATATCGTGAACCCAAGTTCCCTTTAATTTATTAAAGTCTTTACGACAATCTTCTTCGGTCATCTCCGCTGTTGGCATTGGATATGTCATAGCCACAGTTGCCAGACTTTCTTTTACATCATCCTTGTCAAATGTATCTTTTATGTAAGTCCATTCTTTTTCATCGATGTGAAGATATGGTTCTTGGTTTTTAAACTTGTCGAAATAGTCTAAATACATTACTCTCCAAATAAGTCTTTGAATGCTTGATTAGCAGCTGCTGATTGTTCTGTTTTCTTCTTCACCTCAACTTCTTTCTCCACTTTAATATCGTGGTCACCTCTTACCCATTCATCGTTTTCAATCTTACTCGCCATCATATCAGCCTGATGTAATATATAAGGTATGTTTGTTTTGAGTTGTCGGTCTTTAGAATAACTAATGTAGTAACCCTTGTTAGCTTCTTCATACAACCCATCGGTTAGTCTTAATCCAAGATACTCATTTTCTGACATAGGAATACCAAAGTGTTGTAACAACCAAATGGCTCTGTCTGTTACTGTCATGTATTGTAACTTACCATTGTGTTTGTAAATCAACCCTTGATTCTTTCTGTGCCAGTCTGAATCGTTTGGTGTGTAGTAGTCCTCTGATAAATCACCAACTTTACCTAAGTCGTGATGAAGAGCAGCAAATATCAACTCCTCTTTATCAAAGTTATCAATGGTCGCACCATTAACACCCCAAAGGTCATATATCTGAACTACTAAATCAGTAATGTGTAAAACATGTTCCACATACCCACCAGCGTGAGCATTGTGAAAATGTTCTTTACCACTTGCTGGAGCAAGACACATTCTTTCTTCGAAGTAATCATACATCTTCAACAACTTCTCCAGCCTTTCGCCAGAGAAGTTGTCGTTGATTAATTGTATTAGTTTACCCCAATTTTCTTGTATTTGTTGTGGTGTTAGTTCTTTCATTATTTCTTTCCTAATTTTTCTAATGATGCAATTACTTTACCCTTGTTAAAGTACAAATCACCAACTAATATTCTCATCTCATCTTTGTGGTTTTCAAGAACATTTTTAATTGGTAAAATAGTTCCGATATTACCTTGTAATTTCCAATCATCTTTATTCAAAGGTGTGAAAATATGTAACCATCTAGTAAAGTCCTCACTATAAGTTGATAATATATACCAACCCTCTCGTATACCAAAATTACCAGACCATTGTGTCTGTGCTCCTTTGTATTGAGCCACTTTGACTTCGGTTTTATCATCTTCGGTTATATGGTAAATATCAGGATCTGACCAATGTCCAGTAGCATGTTTTATGTCATGACCATTAGCTCTCAAAGACTCAGCAGTTATGGTCATTATAGAGTCTGATATATCACCTGAAATCCTCGATGGTTCAAAATCTAAATATGGATAATAATCCACCCCATTAATATTCACAGAGTCATTCGCTCTTCTCTGAATATAAGCTTCAACTCTATGAAAAATACCCTTGAACAATTCATCTGTGTAAATTGGGCTCCAATCAAAATTAGGATTATTTGCTTTCACCACTTTCGGTAAATTATTACCAAGAGCATGATTCCAAGCTTTAGTCACATTCCAACCTTCATCTAACTTTTCCAAATAACTTGAATCTGTGTTTTGAATATCAATTAGTTTATCCATAGTATCTCGTGTCGTACCTAATTCCTTAATATAATTGTTCTCGGTTTTCATATCCATAGGAAAACCAAATTCTTTATTATATGATTCTCTGGCTAAGTTAAAGTCATTAAGTTTATTTACATAGGTTTCATCTCTGTATATATTGGACTCTTTAAGAGTCTGCATGTTACTAAATGGTTTATCTGAATCTGGATACTCAGAATCAGAAAAAACTATGTTAAGATCACAACCAACTATTTTAGCAGCTTTAGTTCTTGTGTTTCCAGCTTCTGCTAAACCGTCAGGCCAAACTATAACGGGTTGTTTATTTGCTATCTTTCCTTGTGCTATTCTCTTCTTAAAAGATTCAGCTAACTCCAAGACTTTTGAATTTTCAGCTTTTTCATTTGCATAAAGTTGAGAGTTAATTGAATTTATTGTGATATTCT